AACTTGGGTAAAAAATCAAGCAAAGTGGAAAGCAGCAAGAGAATATTGTGCAGATCGTAATTATGAATTCCGAATCATGACTGAAGAGGATCTGGGAATATGACTTGGAGAGACGAACCCTATATTGATGGAAAGGGTTTTGGATATGATTTACTTAAACAAGTAAAAGGAAAAAATAAAAGTGGAGATTGGTTCTCTGGTCAACTCCGTCAGTATCTTGGTGAACTTGATCAATCTGATGTTAATCTTGAAGATACTGGTGGCATTGAAGTCGGAAGAATGTACTTCTTCATTTATGGTGCAAGTACACAAGATCTTAGTTTCTTTGATAGGCAACCTCTTGCATACATTACGGAGGTTAATTATAGTAAGAACTATTTTATCGGAATTAATTTACATTATCTCAACAGACAATATCGTGAAGGAATCGCAAAAGGCCTAATAAATAAGTCAGATACCGTAGGTATACCTCGTAATACGATTCATCGTTACTTTTTTTCTGGAGTTGCTGGAGGATTTTTAAGAGTTCCAGAAAAAGATTGGCCCTCCGTTGCATTATTGCCCACTGAAAAATTTGTTGATATGAGAGGTCAACCTTTCCCGAATCACAAAGCCTGGAGCAAATCTTAAGTGGCGTACCAAAACGTTAAACAATCCATCATATCAAGAAATGGAGTTAATTATAATCTCCAATATGACCCTTCCAATGGAAAAGTTCAAATTATACAACAAAATGCTGCAACTGGAACGACTCCGATATATCAGGATGGAAATTTTAACTCTTCCGCAAGCGGATTAAATTTGACAACTGCAGATAGACAATCAATACACAATCAAGTTCAAGAATTAGTAAGAAATTCTCATACAAAGGCAGGAGGAAACGCAAAAAAAGCAGTGTTACCTCCATGGGCTCAATTACAAAATCAAGGACAAGCTCCAGGTCAAACATCAACAAATCCATCAAATGGAACTGCAATTACAAATAATGGATCGGGTGGTGGTTTAGGTAATATAGTAAATGCCGCTGTAAATCCAGCAGAAGCATTTAAAAATTTTGCTGTTAATGGAGATAAATTTGGAGTTCCAAATGAAAAAGAGTTATTTAATGGAAAAAAGGTTTCTCTCATGTATCCAATTGACATGCGTAGAGAAACCCAAGACAATTTTGTAATATCTCAATATAGATATAAACCCTCAAAAGCTGATGCTATTTTTGGAGGCGCAGAAGTTGCAAAACAAATTTTAAGTGGAGGGTTGCAGACATCATCAAATTTAGAAACATTAATTGGTACTGTATATTTGCCTATGCCAAATGGAGTTCGTGATTCTAATAATGTAGACTGGGGTGGAGATGCAATGAATAATCTTGCAGCAGCTTCTGCGGCAAATACCACTAAAAATATGGTAGCTCAGGGAGCCGTTGCAGCAGCTGGAAGTTTATTTGGTGTTGGCGCTGATAGAGCATTGGCTGCATCAAATATGATTGCCTTATTAAACAATCAAGCTATAAGTCAGGAGTTAAGTCTTCTGGTTGGATCAGGCGCAGCATCTAAATTATTAAAAATGCAAGGATTTGGAGTAGATACAGAGTCTCTTCTTGCAAGAGGAGCGGGAATTGTTCCCAATTCAAACTTGGAACTTCTCTTTAATAGTCCTATTCTTAGACAATTTAATTTTACTTACCGATTATCAGCTAGAAGTGAAAAAGAAGCGGAAACTATAAGAAGAATTATAAGATTTTTCAAACAAGGGATGGCTCCTAAAAAAGCAACTGGAAAAGCAGGACAAGCTTCCTTCTTCTTAGGAACTCCAAATGTTTTTAAATTGGAATATAGAACAGGAAGAAATTCTGCAATTGATGGTGTAAATAAATTTAAAACCTGTGCATTAACACAATTCCAATGTGATTATACTCCTGATGGTTTTTGGGCAGCTTATGATAAAGGACAACCACTTTCAACGACAATCTCAATGGGATTTTATGAATTGGAAGCAATATACGACACAGATTATCAAGAAAATAATATTTTTGAAACAAGAGATGATCTATTCTCAGTCAGCAATAATTCGGTAGGATACTAAAATGGGATACTTCAAAGAATTACCAAACTTACAAGTTCTAAACAGAACTAAAAATAATGTTTCTAGTGATGAAGTTGTTATCATTAAAAATTTCTTTAGGAAACCAAAAGTTCGTGAAGACTTTTTATCGATATTCGCTGCGTTTGAATACTACTCAATTACTGGCAATGAAAGACCAGAACAAATTGCAGAAAAAATATATGGTGATCCAGAACTAGATTGGGTAATTTTAATTACAAATAACATCACAAATGTTCAAGAACAATGGCCTTTAGATCTGGATTCATTCAACAGATACATGTTGGATAAGTATGGATCGGAAGAAGCATTTTCAAATATTAAACACTATGAAACTTTAGCAGTCAAAGACTCTTTCAATAGAGAAGTATTTCCCGCTGGTTTGATTGTAGATGAAGCATTTTACAATGCACCAGAATTTGAAAGTATGGATGAACTTCCTCCTGGAATAACATTTCCTCCAATTTACGTTCCAGGAACGACCGCAACAGCATCAGCAGTAGTAGGTGCAGGACAATCCATCGGTAGTATTGTTATCACTAATAGTGGGGCTGGATATCAACAAGCTCCTAATGTTTATATTTCAGCTCCACCAGTAACCGCAAATGCTTCAGCAAGTTGTGTTATCAATAATTTTGGAGTTTCATCAATAGTCAGTCTAGTTGGTGGCCAAGGATATAATTCTTCCCCAAATGTTTCTATATCTACTGCACCATCTTCAAAACAAGCAACTGCTTCTTCTGGATTAGGGACAGGAATTTTCTATGATCAAGTAGTTTCTATTCATAGTTTAGATGGAGGGGCTGGATATGGGTTAACTTCTCCCACCGTTACTTTTTCTCCTCCCCCAAATATTATCCAAGGATCATATCTAAATCAGTCATCAGGTTCCGCTGGAAATCAAATAGAAGGATTTTACATCAGACCAGATGGAGCAAAGTTATATACAGCTAGTATTTTTGGAGCAAATCAAATTAAAGAATATAGTTTTTTAAATCCATGGAATGTAACTTCGATCATTTTTGAAAAAGAAATTGATGTAAGTTCAGAGTTTAGTTATTGTAGTGGAGTTGAGTTTAGTCCAGATGGTTCTAAAATGTACATCACTGGAGGCCAAGGAGGGTCTTATAAACTAATATCTTATCAACTTTCTACTCCATGGGACATATACACAGCTGCAAAATGGCATGAAGTCTCCACAACAACTCCTGGTGGTGTAAGATTTAAACCAGATGGAACAATGTTTTACTTCCTGGAAGCAGAAAGTCCCGATGTTGTTAAACAATATTCTCTTTCTAGTCCATGGAACTTAACGACAAGATCTGGATCTCCGATTGGAGTTTATAATATAACGACAGTTTCGGGCGAAAATAGAATGTTGGGAATATCATTTTTATCTGATGGAACTAAAATGTTTGCTACCGGTGAAGACAATTCTAGTATATTTGAATTTACTTTTGGTACTCCTTGGGACATTACAACTCTTAATTACGCTCTTTCATTTTATGTTGGAGATAAAATTACAAATCCCGTTGATGTTTTTATTAGACCAGACAAAGAGAAATTCATTGCTGGCGGCGGAGTTGGAGATAAAATGTATGAATATAATGTTGTATCTTTAGCAAAAGGGTTTTCTACAGTTTTAAACGGATCTGTCAATTCTATTCAAATTACACAACCTGGAGCGGGATACACTGAAGCTCCAACGGTAACTCTAAGTTCTCCATATCCTGCAGTTAATGCTACAGCAGTTGCAAACGTATCTGCAGGAATTGTTACAAGTATTTCTATTACAAATGCTGGTTTTGGATATACAATTGCACCATCACTTACGATAGATCCTGCTCCAATTTCTAGACAGGCGACAGCAATAGCTTCAATATCAAACACTGGAATCTCATCAATTCGTATCCTTGATGGCGGTTTAAATTATGTTAACGCAATAACAGTAACTTTTGATCCAGAACCTCAAGATATTTTAAATGTTGAAGAAGGAGAAATTTATACACAAGTACAAAAGATATGGAAATGGTCTGGTACTGAGTGGAAAGAGCAAGTTACTGATGAATTTAAGTATCTAGATCCAACAACCAACACTTTGATTAAAGTTCCTGGAAATGCGATGTCAAAACCAATAACAAATTATGAATATGAAGTTCAACTAAATGAGAAAAAAAGACAAATTGTAATTTTAAAACCACAATACCTATCAACATTAATTCAAGATTTAAGAAATATGATGAAGTATGATCCAGATATAAAAGATTATATCTCCGATAATTTGAAGTCTACATATAATGAGAAGCTAACGGGGGTTTAATTTATGAGCCATGTGAAAGTTTTGTTTATTGCAAAAGTAAAAAATTTGAATAAAGAGTACGAAGAATACAATGAAAATCTATTCAGTAGTGCTAAGAACTTACCAGGATTTTTAGGTATAACTAGCGAACAAATAGATGATATTGAAATTACTACAAGTATGTGGAAAAGCAAGGAAGATGTAATAAATTGGTCAAGAGATCCAGAACATATAGAAGCCAAAAAAAGAGTCAATGAGTGGTATCATTGGGTAAAAGGAATTCATTTAGAATGTGTAGATGATTGATACTAGTAAAATTAATCCAAATAATAAGGTTTTTTGTGTCGCTCCTTGGTTAAGTTTAAATATTAATCAAAATGGAAATGTTCAACCTTGTTGTAATGCCAATTTGTCTTTTGGTAATATTCTTAAAGATAATATAGAAACAATTTGGAACAATGAGCCAATAAAGAAATTTAGAGAAGGGATGGTAGAAAAAATCCCTCAAGATGCCTGTAGATTTTGTTATGAAAAAGAATTATCAGGTCAAAAATCTTTACGAGAAGTTTTTAACGAATCATTTTTTGAAGAAGGAAAACAATTCATTTATGATACTAATGATGATTATTCTGTAAATGAATTTGGTTTCATCCATTGGGATGTGAAATTAAGTAATAAATGTAATTTTAAGTGTAGAACTTGTTGTCCAGAATCCAGTTCAAGTATTGAATTAGAATTTAATGGTAAAATTTCTGGATTGTATGACTTTGCAGACATTAAATTTAATAAAATTAAACCTTACATTGATAAAGTAAATCATTTATATTTCTCTGGTGGAGAACCATTAATAATAGAAGAACATTATCAAATGCTTTTTATGTTGATTAAACTGAAAAAAAATAAACAATCAAATTTTTATCTTACATATAACACCAATTTTAGTACTCTTACATATAAAAAAATTCACGTTTTCGATATTTGGGATGTATTTAATTATGTGCAAGTACGTATTAGTGTTGATGGTATGGGAAATAGGGGAGAATTAATAAGAAATGGATTTAAATGGGACCGATTTGTATCTAATGTAAAAGAATTTAATCAAAAATTTTCTAATAAATCGGATACTCACGGACTATGGTTTGATTGTACAGTTCAAGCTTTAAATGTATTTGATGTGGTTACCTTGCACCAAACTCTTTTTAAAGAAGGACTATTAACAAATATAGATAATTTCCATTTAAATTATTTACATGGACCGAGAAATCTTTCAGTATGGATTTTAGACAAAAAAACAAAAGAAAAAGCAAAAGCAAATATACAAGATCACATTAATAATTTTTTGATTCCGAATCAAGCAGTAAAAACATTACGTGATTTTGAAAGTCTTATAAAGTTTATCGATTTATATCAGGATCAGAATTTAATACCAGACTTTGTACACACCATGTCAGATCTTGATAAAAAAAGAAATGAAAATGTATTTAAAACTTTTCCAGAACTAAAAGATACTTGGATATCATATTTAAACTATAAAAAAAATCTCCTACCGAAGTAGGAGATTTGAAGTTTATCAGGACTCAGCGAGTTTCTGGAAGTAACTCAGAGCATCATCTGCATCTTCATCATCTTCTTCCTGAACTGCAGGACGAGCAATCTCAAAGGAAGGAGTAGAACGCTTCGGAGTGGATTCACCACGGCGTTCTGCTTCCCATTGTTCATCCTCTTCCACAGTCTCAGGATCCTGTCGTGCGGGAGCTTTTGCACCCAGGACATAATCCAGACGCTTCTTCAGTTCTTCATAAGACTTGAAGTTTGATGCAGCACTGAACTCATTGAGATCGTTCAGGTTCTTGTAGATGCGTTCCAGTTTGTCATCATCATCCAGAAGGGCAGAAGGCTTATCAAACTCGGACTTATCATAGTTCCAGTAACCTTCAACCTTACGAATCTTCAGTTTGAAGTTAGCACCAGTCCAGAAGTCAAAAGGATTGACAGCTTCTTCATCTGCAAACTGCGGTTGCATCGCTTCGGTAATCTTATCGTAGATCTTCTTACCGAACTTGTAGAGGAACACACGACCCTCATTCTCGGGGTGTGCAGGATCACTCACCACATAGATGTTGGCGTAGTAGGAGAGTTTGCGTTTCTGTTTCCGAGCAATCTCCTTATCACGATCAGATCCAGAGTTCCACAGAACACGATTGTGTTCGGACACAGGATCTTTCTGTCCCAGAGTCGTCAGAGAGTTTTCGATGTACCAACCACCAGGGCCTTGGAATGCATGACTCCAAACTTGTGCCCAAGGAAGTTCACATCCTTCGGGTGCAGGGAGGAATCGGATGACTGCGTAACCATTTCCGGCTTTGTCTACTTCAGGTTTCCAGAAACGATCATCAGCTCCACCTTCTCCACTATTCAGTTTTTCGACTTGTTTGATCAGTTTTTCAGTCAGTGAACCAGCACGGGACTGCTTCTTAAGATCAGCAAAAGACATTTGTATTCTCCGTATTGAGTGTATTTGGCCTTTGGGACGACTTTATCTTACACGGGGTAGGAAGGGATGTCAAGCCCTAGTCTTTAGGAAGTTCTTCTGGATTTTCTATCTGCAGTTCAAATAACAATGGGTGACACATCTCATCAATTAAATAATTTGACCAACGATACATGTCTTCAGATGTATATTCGTAATTATTTTCGGCTTCTATTTGAATATAAGGATCTTGTTGCATGATTAATGGAATATCATCAAAGGTAAATGGTATTCCATTAATAAAATACATATCTACAATCTCACCATTGTGGTAGCAATATGAGGAGGTGATCTTGTAGTGGTAGGACATCTTACATATCTGCAATTTTATCTAGACGGGTCAGAGTTTTTTCCATCTCTGAGAATAATTCGTTAACATTGTTTCCATCAAATCCCAAAAACTTGGCAGCATCTTGAATTCTTTCTTTCATTTCAAGTGCTTCTGGGTCATCAGATAATGAGAGACGGAAATAAAGGTTCTTCTGTTTCTCTAGAAAAGTTCTCATGAGTTCCACATGTTCCTTCTTTTCTTCCCTACTCATAATAGGGGCTTTGAAGGTATCTTGAATAATTTGTTGTTGAAGTTCTTCCATCTCTTTGATGGCTTCCCTTACAATCTCGGATTGAAAAAATCCACTCACAATACGATCTCCTTTAGTGTCTGTGTGTACTTTTCCTTATCAATATTTAGGAAGGACTTGTATTTTTTTATACGCAAACTGACGGATTCCCACACTGGGTCCAGTAATTTCTTATCAAAATTCTTTGAGAAATTAAGAATCATATCCATGATCACAAACGTCTCTATGGATACGGCATTTTGCAAATATTTTTTAAGAATTTCTGGATGAGATGAACCTTTGACTTCAAACAATGAATCAAAAGTATCTTTATGAAGAAACACTTCCGCCTCTGTTTTGAAGAGATAAAAGAGGCTTTGTGATCTTTTTAACCAGTTTGCGTAATTCTTTTCACCTGACTCAATGATTTCACCGATCCATAGTTTTGAAGGATCATCACATTCTACAAAATTAGCCAAGAAATATTGACG